GGTCAGATCGGATGTTACCACAATCCCAGTTGACGCGTCAGCTGGTACGGTAGTTACGGTCGGGATGGTTGTGTCGCCACTAATTGCCGAAACATCTTCAACAAGGAATAAATCCTTGGTGTCATCGAAGGCATCCCAATGCGCGTTGAGTTCCAAGCCGATTTCGCCCTCAGACTTTGGTTTGGCAGCTAATTCAAAGTCGCTTTCGGACATAGCGTTATACAATGTAATCTTCTTGTATTCCCCGCTCATTACCTTGGCGAACATGGTCACATTATCCAGGTACGCCCCGTCTGGAATCGCTCCTATATTCGAGGTCTTGGCTGTGATTGTGCCAAGTGCTGCGTCGTAGGTTGCCCAAGGCATCGCTATGGCCAAAGTTTCCATGCTTGTGTCTAAAACTGTAACGCTCAGAACTGCGATTATGTCCTCTAGTACTTGCGCCCCTTTGCTTTTCCCATTACTTCCGTCGAACTCAATATCGCGAAGTGTCCCGCTCGCCTTGAACGATCCCCCGCCTCTAGTTGGGCCTAATTTGCGTTCTCCGGCTAGGCCATAATTGACATAAACAATGCCATAATCGATTTGGACATTTTCTAGTTGGGCTTGTGTGATTGCCAAGACTTATCACCCTCTCCTAAATAGTTTCGCTTGATAGATATACTTCCTGCGCCGTATCCTCTGGTCCTCGTCTGTCAGCGGGATTTTGTTGTCAAGGTAAAAGGCGGCTGTCAGGTTATCCGATGTGAGCACAGCCTTATTTAGTCCTGCATTGACTGAGGTTATGAGCGTTTCGAGGGCTGTTGTATCAGGGTTAATATCCCAAGCATCAACGTCTACAGTGGCGATTTCTTGACCTTCGCCATCGTCAAAGATGTTCGGGATGTCGAATACCAAGTAAGGGAACACGGCATCTTCAGGAGCCGCCTGGAAGAAGACTCCGGAATGAATGGTTTTTAGTTTTGTCTTTAGTGCTTTTCTAAGCTCACGCATTACATATTTTTACCCCCTAAAATGTATTGACGTGTAATTACTTGTAATGATATAATAGATCACATAAAGGAGTTGTTTAATGTGGCAAGAGAGCCCTTTTCAACTAAGATTGACTCAAGTCTCAAGGAAAAATTAATTAAGCTTTCAGAAGAAACACGTATTCCCCAGTCAAAACTAATGGATGAGGCAATTGAAGATCTGTTAAAGAAATATTCTAAGAAGAGGTGATCGATTATGGATTTTTCTACCGAAAGATTCAGTTGTTGCGGATTCCATAAAGAGTGCACTGCAAAAGGCGACTGTGTAAGGAAGAAATACTGGATTAATTACAAACTTATTTGCACGCTTTATAGGAGGGTCATCAGTAAGATGAAACCAGTTATTTAAGAGCTACTAAAAAGTAGCTCTTTTTTAATTGTCGGCAATCTCTTCTTCTTCATTTATCAATCCATTTGCCCTGTTTTCATCCTCGATTGCTTTCAAGTACTTACCTTGAATTAATCGAATCTGATCGATATTTTCAAGAACTGAGGGCCTTAAAAACGGTTGAGCCGCCATCTTAACAGTTCCGAACTCAATTAAGTGAGCGTGGAATGCGTACCTGTAACCCTTTCTTCTGGCTCGCGTGCGATCATAGACTCCAACCTGTAAAATTGGTGTGCCCTTTGATTGCCCCTTCATGCGTTTGCCAAGTGTCTTAACCCATGTTCCAACATTCCGCTTTAAAGTTCCTTCGCCAACAGGCACGCGCCTCTTGACTTCCTTGCGTAAAAACTTAGCAACTTCCTTGAGGGCTGCGCGTTCAAGTTCTGTCATTATTTCCTTAACATCATCGGTACGAGAGATGTAGGTAACCCCAGCCCTGTTATAGCGCTCGAGTTGTCCTGTTCCGTTGAGAATTACGTTTTGCGATACACTAGCCATCACACCACCGCCAGCGCTTTGATTTCCATGAACTTGTTCCCGTACTTTACGTTATCGATAGACTTAATATCGTAAGTATTGCCATCAAACAGTATCCTCATGGTTTCATCTATACCCTCAATATATCTAATCTTAAACACAACAGTTTTTTCCGCCTGAACTTGCATTGCCGCAAAATATTCCCTGCCGCTTAGATTGGAAACACTTGCCCACACTACCCCGAAATCAACCCACGCTTGAACGGAATCTCCCATCTCGTTTTCTGTTGTGGTGTAGTGCTGGAAGGTAATCCGATGCCGAAACGATCCTGAATTGAAATTCGGGTTATACTTAAACGGTTGCATCGACAACATCCTCTAATATGATTTCTTCGAGTGCTTTATTTAAGTTAAGGTTATTGATGAGCATCAAGAAGTTTGTATCGAAATACTCCAGCGCATCGTTATACACATATCTGGAACGCTCGAACACTAATTCTTTAAAATCCTCATCGATGCTTATGTCGTAAGCCCCGCATACCTTTTGTAGGGCTACGACAGACGCGGAGAGGATGCGCCTTAGGTTCTCATTTTCTTGATCGCCTAAGTGCATCCTCTCTTTAAATTCACCCAAAATTATATCCGTGATGTTCATTTGCATCACTCCTTAAAAGGAAGCCCCGAGAGGGGCTTTACTTGTTTATCTTATACAGCTACATATTTGGTTATTTTGGACACCAAGATATTACCTGTAGGCGCCACAACTACATATACGCTTGCTGTATGGGCAGTTGCATCAGTTACAGTTATGGTTGCATTTCCCTCACCTACTGAGGTGATGTCTACGGTATCTACACCAGCTGACAGAGCGACTGTTGCTACTGCTGTATCAGACGAAGCTACCGTTGCACCAACCAAGCCCAGCACGGCCTCAGAATTCGCTAATGAAATGGTTTCGGCTGTAAAGGTAGGATTAAAATTGATGTCCAATTCGTAGATTAAGGCTGTCTTATTATCCTTTGGTTTACCGTTGGCAAATTGCTTAATAGTGTAAAGCATGGCATCTTCAATAGCCAACGTTTGATCAAATTTATTCGCCTTGTAACCACCAGCTACGGCGGCTGTATATGTTCCTTTCACGAAAAATATAGCTTTCCCGATAGGCACTTCTTCAGATTCTACCAGCTTAATATTGTACGGCAAGGAAGTTACCCACTGGCCATTAGTGGTTTGGATAGTATTGCGGAATTGTACGCTAATTGCGTCAATTGGATTGACAACCATCACAACTTTATTTAAGACTTTACGGGCCTTTCCGCTTGCGTCCGTGGATAAATTTTTAATAACTCCGTGCAGCTCTCCGGCTACGATTTCGCCGTGGGTGGAAGGAGCAAGGGTTAGAATGCCACTCGATAACTTATCAGTTACCGCTCCTGTTGTTGCGTCAACGTCTTTTGTTAGTCCAACTGGTTCAGTTTTAGTGGAGCCACCGCCACTTACTAAGCCATACTCTAAGCCTACTGAGTAAGATTCCACCAAGAGACTGCGGACATAACGCTCGACCCATACTGGTCCCAGTTCGAGCATATCCTTAGGGATGACGGCAAAGGCTGTTAGTTTCAATTGTCCGATCTGTTCTTCACTAAATGCTGTTGCCACTTGACCAGAAATGCTACCGAATAGCGCTCCCCATGCGTAAGCTTTGGTCGGATCAGACCTGATAAAGCGAGTTACCGCTCCCAGGTCCTGTAAGCCGATTGCATCAAGCAAGGGGTGAGTTGTAACTAAATCCTCGAATACACGCTCTTGAGTTGTGACCGGGAGTATTGAATCCTCAGTAAAACCACCAGATACAATAACCTCGTTAAAGAATTTACGTTCCTCTGATGTCAGGACGTTTTGACCACGTGCGGTAAGGATTTGAGCGTCCATTTGCTGGGTGCGGACTTCAGCGGTAATTTTCTCGGTCAAGTCATTTGCGAGAGCGTCCTGCATCTCGTTCCATGCGACAGCGATCTTCTCTTGGTCCTGATCCTCCGCTTTCACTAAATCCATGTATACCTTTTTCTTCGCCTCGTAGTTTTCCATTTTACCTTTTAATTTGATCGTCATTTATACATTCCTCCTAAAATTTAATTTAATAAATAAACCCTTTGCGCTTTGTTTGCGCAACTGCAGGTTTTGGCTCATTCGGCGGCTCGTTGTTTTGTTTTAGGTTATTTGTTACCGCCTCAATAATGGACTGCATTTGCTTATCCGTGATGGTGGGTTGAGGATTCGGATTTGCTTGCAAGGCAATAATTTTGTTGTTGAATTCTTTGGCCTTGTCCCGGAATACCTCTGATTCAACTTCCTCTGGTACCGCATCTACAATCTCATCAACCAAACCTAGCTCTTTTGCTTTTGATGCTGGCAAATAGGTTTCTTCGTCGAGTAATTTCTTTGCTGTATCCGCATCTATTCGGTGAGTGTAGGAGGCCAATACAGATTCGCCGATGCTATCTAGGTCATCAGCCGCTTTACGGAGTTCTTTCGCATTGCCAATGACAATTGTCCAAGCGTTGTGGACCATCATTTG